CGCTGCCATGCCGTATTGGTCACCGCCACAGTCACGTCCGATACGCCTTCCACCAGCGCAGCGTCCCGCACATGCTGGCGCATCAGCACATTGCCGCCCGTGCCCACCGCCCGAGCCTTGAAGATGGCCCTGAACCGGCGAGGTGCCTTCACAGGCTGCCAGGCAGCCTCATTGGCTGCAATCCAGGGAGAGGATGCGGTCGATCCCCGACCAATCACCACGCCTGGCCCACCGTCACCGCTGGCCGCGCCCCACTCGATACTGTTGCCGGCAGGTCCAACGGTCCGGGTCCACCACTCCATACCGGTGGCGAAGTTGCTGTTGGGGACAATGTTGTCCCCAGTCATACGCAGCCCGGTCAGCTTGCTGTTGACGGTCGTTGTTGCCTGGGAGTTGGCCTGGTCTGCGGCAACCATCGCCTCTTGCAGCTGGGTGACCGCCGCGGTGGTTGCGAGCTGGCCTGTTCCTGCAGGCAACCGCGCCTCCATCGTGCTGATGCGCTGAACCTGTGCACTGTCGGCCGCCACTCGCGCGGTGCGCTCGTCACCCACGAAGCCTTGCGCTTGGCTGAGCTCGCTGCCTGTGTAGCTGCCGCGCATCTGCACGGCGAGCGTGTTGCGCTCGCTGGCTTCAGCTGCAAGCGCCGTCACTCGGGCTTGGCGTTCCTCCTGAACCAGTGCCACGCTGGCGCCCGGAGCCGGCCGGCCGATGGCGATGTAGTCGTACTCGACATAGTCGTTGCTGGTCTGACCGCGGGTGAGCGCGATGCGCACCTGCCGTATCGGTGACGGGCCAGACCACGGAATATCGCTGATGTCCACGGTGGCTACGCCGGCAGCATCGAACGCCGGCTGCGCGATTGTTGTCGACTTCCCATCGTTCCAAGCCTGATCAGCCTCTGTCGTCCAACGGACCAGGCCAAGCCAGACCGGATTGCCGGTCCTGCGCATGCGCAGCTTGATGAAGCGATAGGCGTTGCCGTCGATCCCCAAGGCAGCGGGTGACTGTGCGTAGGATGCGCTGTTGTTCGTCGGACGGAGCCAGCCATCATTGAGGGCCGGCGCTCCGCCATTGCTGCCCCATCCTTCCACCGTAGTCGTAAAGTGCCAGATCGTCTTGCTGTCGAACTGCGTACCGCTGCCGGCGGCCACCTCGGAGAGCGCACGCGACAGCGATTCAACGTCACTTTGGCGGGCATCGGATTCCGCGGTGACGGCGGCTTGTCGCTCTAGCTTCTCGTTCAGAAGCCCTGCTGCACGCGCCTGACCCTCGGCCGCAACCGCGTCCATGGCCTGGCCGATCTGATTGGCACGGGTCTGGGCCTCCGATACGAGCTTGGCGTTGACCACGCCAAGCTCGCGCGCTCGCGCCGCTGCCTCGCTGGCGTCGGCCAAGACGCGATCAAGAGTCTCTTTGTCCAGTTGGCGCTGCTGCTCCACCTGCTTGCGGGTCTGCTCCTCCAGATCCTCCGTCAGATCACCGATCACCTCGCCCAGGTTGGCCCGCAGTGTCTTCTGGACCACCCGACTCGCCTCGGACAGCGCGCCGGAGGTGTTCCGAGACCGGCACGCAAAGGTCCACTCGCCCGCCGGGGGCAGAACCGCCTCGAAGGCGGCAACGTGGTATCCGTCGTCGCCCAGCGGGGTCATCTGATCCCAAGCTGGCGCGGCCACTTTGCCGGCGCTGTAGCGGATCTCGACACCTGCGAAGTCCGCGGACTGCACGGTTTCGTTCAAGAAGCCCCATGTGTATCGCCGAACGCCGCCACTGATTTCGGCCACGTCAAAGACGTCAACCAGGACCGGCGGCACGTCTGCACCGCGCGTCGCGTACATCGCGGTAACCGCGACGCCGGCATTGCCTTCGGGGCTGTAGGGCCGAACGGTGATCGGGTAGACACCTGCCTGAGGGATACGCCATGTCGCGGTGCGCGTGCGGGTGGCGGCCACCTGCTCAAGCTCGCTGTTCCGATCCAAATCGGACAGGACGATAGTCTCGCCTGCCGGACCGGATACATCGAAGGTCGCCGAGAGCTCAGTGAAGACAGTATCGCCCTGCACGACCTGCTGTTCGGTGATGCGCAGATTGCTCGCCACCGGCCGGGTCTGCAGCAGAGAGCCATTGGGTGCCGGGATGTACTGGCCTGACTCGACGTACCGCCAGAATTCCGGGCCTTCCGGTACAACCGAAACCGATGCGCCCTTGAGGTCGGACTCTGGCTCGATGCCCACCACACGGACGCGGTAGCCCGGCGTCTGCTTAAAATCGAAGATCCAGATGGTGTCGTGGGCGGGGTTCTCGGCAGTGTTGCCCGGCAGCGGTGCGTCAGCCGGCCAGGTATCAGCCAGCCGGATCTGGTCCG